CACTTTGGTAACCGGTAGTGTGCTTCTGTGGAGGTGGATTGGCTTTTTGTAGCTATAGTTCACGGTATCCCAGTTGATGATTGCATGGTTGAACATGAGTCGTGTTAAGTTTTGAGTTAGTTTGTAGCTGTCATTGGACGTTTTCGTGATCACAAACTAGCTTGTATGACTGTACGCGCTCTGAAGCTGCAATCGGCACTCGTTGTGCCAGCCAAGGGGGAGCTTATCCCTCTAGACTAGCGATCTGTGCAATAGTAATTAATCAGGCATAGTCGAGGTTTCTGTTTAGCCATTACGAGTATTTGACAGGAATGACAGGGTGCGAGAGTGTATGCATACCCAGTCTGCGGGCTAAAATTGTATGTTGTGGCGTCACGATGAGTAACTGTGTAAAAGCAGAGTGCAGGCGCCTCGTTGGACAGGTTGGAGTTGACCGTTCAATTAAATTAGACAACTTACTAAAACAAAAACCCAAAAGCTCAGGTCCCAGCGAGCTAATAAGCAGGGACAAGTATCCATTCGTGGATCGGGCGCATATGACTTCGGTCCTATGCTCGCCCAATTGAAACCCATGATCAAGAATGCGTTGATTTCGGGTGGATCTGCTGCAGGTCGCATGTCTGGTATACCAGGCATGTCCATGGCCGGTGGTGAGATTGGTAAGCGCATTTCGCGGTTGGTTGGTTCAGGTGATTACTCCAGTAATGAGGTAAGCACCAACAATCTAATCAACCCGAAAGGCGCGGATCCAACCTCCCAATTTGGTAAAGATTCACTTTCGATCAGGATTCGGCATCGTGAGTTTCTTGGAGACGTGAGTACTGGTGGAGTTGCCGGTGTCTTCACTAATAATTCCTTTAACATAAACCCTGGTCTCAGGGCTACATTTCCTTATTTGTCGCAAATTGCCACGAATTTTGAGATGTATTGTGTCAAGGGTCTTGTTTTTGAATTCATCTCAAGTGCATCACCTTACGTTTCAAGTGGTACGCTCGGTACTGTCATTGGATCTTGTGAGTATAACGCGGCATCGCCGTTGTATGCTTCCAAGTTCGCAATGGAGAATTCATCTATGTCAGTTTCGACTCGCTTAGATAAGAATCTCATGTACGGTATCGAGTGTGCCCCAGGTAACAATGCCCAGAATTGTTATTATGTTCGGTCTGGAGCTTCATCCTCAGCGGTGAATCTCACAGACATGGGCATATTTCAGTTAGGGCTTGCTCCTGGTGCTTCAGTTCCAACCAACAGTGTTGTTGGGGAGTTGTGGGTGGCTTATGATATTGAGTTATCTCGACCATATCTAGAGTTATCCCGTAATGGTACTTACAATCAGCTCAATACGACTGTTGCAAGTGCCACCCCTCTTGGTTCGGTGCTAGGCACACCCACTACCAACGGTAACTTGAACAATGTGGTGTTAACTGCTACAGGGTTCACGTTACCCGATGGAGTTGTGGGTGATTGCTTTTTGGTTACAGTGTCTACACAATTTGCTGTTGCCGGTGCGTTCACTACTTATCCTACATGGACAGGTTCAGGGTGCGCAGTGCGGTATGCTGTCAAGGCTCCTGCCACCGGTGGTTCGAATACAAATTCTGTACAAGAGTATGTTATTCAAATCACTGGTGCCAGTCCTTCAGTCGCTTTGTCCGGAGCCAGCTATGCTGGTACTGGTGCAAGTACAGCAAGTGTGGTGATTGTATCATTAGGTAATTATCCATCAGGTTTTTCATTTGCATAAATGAATACCTTGTTGGTGTGGGTCCCATTAGTTTGGGTTGCGGCTTCTTGGCAGAGAAGTTGTGTGAAATGTATGATGCTTTATGTTGTGTGTTATGGTTTATTAACGGTAATATCTGGACATCTTCCCATTGGTTTGGGTTGACATGTGTTGACACGCACATGTTGTGAAACGTACGGTGTCTTACTGGTGGTTGGTATGGCTATTTCGGTATTTTGGTGGTGCTTCGCGGAACCCAATTTGTTGTATAATTGGTGCGTGGAGTACTTAACTACCTCACAATTTTCATTTGGTTGTGAAAAACATACATCAGCTAGCGCGAGGGTGTATGGGTAGGAGTAGTAAGTGGTGCATTCCGGGTTCGAGGGTGTACGTACGCGAAAATTTCGGTACAAATGGAGGGGGGCGCCCAACGCACACGTTCCACAGACGTGAACAGGCAATCACAAGGACGTAGTAATTTTAACCTGGAGGGGAGTGTTGTGTCATTTTCATTTTTGGAAGTTGGAGGATTTAGTAGCCATGATCCTTCGACTTCTTTTCCATCAATATATACTAATAATAATACTAATAAAAAGATAAATAAAAACAAAAATAAAAATAGTAGTAGTAGTAGTTCCGCTATCAATGGCAATAATGGATCCTGGACCAATTCCGATGATGTGGATTTTGTACCTCCTGTTCTCAGGAGGCAGATCACCATTGAGGATGACCGTACGGTTGTTCCTCAGTATTATGGTGATGACGACATATTGGAGGAGCGGTTAGATGAACTCGATCACCATATTAATATGTTCGATAATGTTATGGATCGATATAATGGTGAACGGGAGGCATTGGAATATAGGCTTGCTGAGGTAGCGCGTATATCTGATAGCATTGTACAGACTCGAGTGGTTTATCGGTCGACTTTTTACTCGGTCCTTGTATGCTCATTTATAGTTGGTATATTATTAGGGGTTAGTATATATTTTTCAGTTAAGATTGTTGTAGCCATGAGTGACTTAAATGGCAACAACGGGTCATACACAAATAGTGATGATCAAGATAGTGGTTCTGGAGGTGCCACCCGAAAGAAGGGCGGAGGGCACGCTCAGAGCCACCGGAGTATTAGTAGGGATAGTAATAGAAGTCATTCTTGCAATAAGAAGAAAGGTGGCAAGCAGCTGAACAAGCCATGTCGTTTGTTTGGAATGCCAGGAGGCTGCAAGTACGGTGACAAGTGTAAGTTTTCGCATGAAAACCTGCTTGAGTCACCCGAACCCGATGTGGAGCAGCCAGCCCAGCATGAGGAACCACCTCGTAGGGTTCCTTTGTTTGTTGCACCTGATATGCAAGTTCGACGGTTGTATTCCTTAGATATTCATCCCGGGGAGGTGTTTGCTGGAAAGCGCTTCCTCGTTTACCCATGGTTGGATCCTGTACCGTGGGCCTTGTCCTATCGTAGTTATGTGGAGGTGGAGTGTGACATGAATGTACTGGGGCCATTGATAGTTCAATTGGCACCGTGCAATGCAGTTACAGATCAAATGACATCATCAGCAACGCATGTGATGGTGTCTACACTGTCCTCCACTGAGTCCCCGTATTACGGTGAGATTGATAAACAAGGGTTGTTGAGGGACATCCCGGACAAGGAAAATTCCCTTTATGTAGTGCCCATTCTGGCACAACAGGCTGTAGCAATCATTAAATACAAGCAGAGTAGAAGTCAAACCCCATGGACTAAGTCCAAATTGCCATGGGGGTATTTAAACAGCCTGGCCCTCCCCTTAAGCATACTGGCGTGTTTAGGTTACGAGATGTTGATGATTCCAGGCAAGTTGACTTTGTTGACAATGGATTATTTAAACCCCTTAATGGGGCTGCAGCGCGTGCCCTTGCCACAGGAGAATTTTCCGTTCAGCCGTACCGTAGAGCGTCTTTGGGCGTTCGTTGTTCTTATCGCACCGTTTGGTGTGCTTTTCGACATAATGGACGGGTTATACGTAATTCTTCTGTGTCATTGGGTAATGCTCTGTATAGACTTTTCCATGACAAGGTCGATATTGCTCGGATACATCCTTTACAGCACGTTCGGTGTCAAGATCTTGTGTTCCGGAGTTACTGTAGCCAGATTAGTGCTGCTCTTTCTAATGTATTGCCCATGGATCATTGGACTGAGCTTGTGCATTATGAAGCTCATAAGGTACATGCAAAGCAACGGCTTCGCATTGGAGCATATGATCGGCTTTTGGAGGAGGGTAGAGTGGGGACGATTACCGATGCTTATGATAAGAGGAGTGTTCGCATTAATCTTAAGAAGTATGAATTTGCTAAGGCGTATGACCCGGAGAATCCGAAACCGAGTCGCGTTACGGCAGATTTATCGACAGGGGCATCAATTCGAGCTTCATGGGTTATTAATGGTTTGAAAGACGTTATTTCAAGTGTTGATAACTATTTGTATTCTAGTTGTAAAGTACCCATTGTGTTTGTTAAGTCACCAAGTATGGCCTTGTTGTCTGATTTGTTTGGACGAATGGAGCACGAGACTCTTGCCTTGTGTCATTCAGACGACATGTCTGCTTCATTGGTGACCAAATCATATAAATTGTATTTCAATATTGATATATCATCGTGTGACAGTTCTACCAGTTTAGGTATATTTGAGTTGTTGTTGAGTATGGTTCCAGCTGACCATAGGATGCATGTTGATAGATTAGTTGAACAGTGTCGTTTACCATGTGTTATAGGGTATGGTGAAGGTAAGATGAAGTTTAAACCTAAAATTATTTTTGAATATTCAGGGTCTCTACTTACAACCTTGCTTAACACCATATCCTCGTTTTTAATTATGTTATATGTGTTTCGTTTTCGTGAGTATGAGAGTCGAGCTGACGCCATCCGGATTATCAAGGATAGTTTATACAATTGTGGATGGAAATGTAGTTTGGAGATTGTTGATAGATTTGAAAAGGTTCAATTCTTAAAATGTTCTCCAGCACGTTCCGTTACCGGTCGTGTTGTATCTTGTTTGAATTTGGGTGTGTTAGTTCGTGCGTATGGGCAAAAGACATTTGATCTACCCGGGCGTGGAGACCTGAGTGTTCGAATTTCTAAATTCATGCGAGCTTGGACCATGGGTTTACGTTTTGCTGGCAATCATGTTATTACCGACATGTTGCGGGCTAAGCACGTGCCCCAGGGTCCGGCTGCGTACAATAGTAATGCTATTGAACGTCTAGAAGATGGAGTCGGAGATTACATTAGTAGTTATAGTTTGTGTGAACGGTATGATTTGTCTTTATACGAATTGGAGGAACTAGTCAGCTTGTGGAATTCCGCTGACATTGGTTACACTATGGAGTGTAGCGCGTCCAACAAGATTTTGATGTTGGATTATGGTTTATCTAATTCGTCCGCTTGAGTGTTTATTCCCACTTAATATTAGCGGAGTCTTGGGGGTGGTTACATCCCCATATTGGTAAAACACCTGTTTATTCAGGTGAACTGCATGTTGAGGCGCAGTTCCAAACTTACTCACTTGTGTTGTTGTGTGGACACATAGTATGTTAGTTATCACGCATCTCCAACGGGAAGTGGCTTGACACACCCACGACGCT